CACGCCAGATGCTCAACCAAGCAACAGTGCTGCACGACATCGTCACCCGATGGGGAGCGCCAAGCGAATCGATCCACGAAGGCGGAGTCAAGCCACGACGCACTGCCAGCGGCGGCGACTGTGTCGCCTGCTCGACCTACTGCTCAGGAACGCACAACGATCGACTGCGTGCTGGTCTGTGCGATCCATGTCGCAAGCACTGGCAACGATCCACACTTGAGCGCGGCGACTGGATGCTCGAGCGACGGCGCGCGCTGCTCACCGAGAACGTCGACGACGTTGCGTGAGTTGGGGACATGGGGACAACGCAGAACCCAACGCACGCTTGGTGTGGTTTGCGTTTGCGTTAGTTCAGCGTGTACCCTGTGCGTCAACTAGGCGTCGACCGCACAAGCGGCGACGCCTTTGTCGTACACACTGCGAGTCAACATGACTGATCGCTACATCGGAAGATCGACCAGAGCATGGAAGCGGCTACGGCTGCGAGTGCTCGAGCAGTCAGACATCTGCTGGCTCTGCGGTCAGCCTGGTGCTGACACTGTCGACCACATCATCCCGCTGTCGATTGCTCCCCACCTGGGGGAGTCCCCCGACAACGTCGCAGCAGCACATCGGTCATGCAACAGCTCACGCGGCGCGCGAATGCCTACTGGCGCAAGACCGCTGCCGACCTCGAGATCATGGTGACCCCCGTACCGGGTCGTTTTTCTGTGATCCGCACCAGAACTACCCCGAGTCCCCCTGACATTCCCCCCCACGGCGTTGCCGGGGGAGTTGGGACTGAGAGCACCCTAGCAGCCACGCAGCTCGATCGCTGTGCCTGCTCATGCAAAACCACTTAGCCGAACCACTGGCAGGCGCTCCTGGGCCAACCTGTGCGGAGTTTGTCCGAGCATCGGAAAACGGTCCCAGAGTCCCACGTCAGAAGCGTGCAGCCGTTACCCGTTACGGGCTACAATTCGCCCATGACCTGCGCCCACTGCTCGAGCTCGTTGCCTGTCGTCCGTCGTGGCGACACCGTCTTCTGCTCAAGCCGCTGCCGAGTCGCTGCGCATCGAGCGCTTCCGGCCGAGCAGCTGCGCATCATCGATCGCTGGGTGCGCTACTCGCCGACGAAGGTGCCGCTGACCACAGACGGCGACAACGCCAGTTCGACCAATCCTTCGACCTGGTGCGACTTCGCAACTGCAGCTGCATCGCAGATCGGCAGAGGCTTTGGCTTCGTGCTCACCAATGCCGACCGCATTGCGTGTGTCGACATCGATCACTGCCTCGATGGTCGTGGCCGACTTCTGCCCTGGGCGCAAGACATCATCGCCGGCGTTCCCGACACCTACATCGAAGTCTCGCCAAGCGGCGATGGCTTGCATGTGTGGGGACTTGCCGACATCGACAAAGGTCGCAAGGCCGGCGGCGTCGAGGTTTATGGCAGTGGCCGCTACATCACCGTCACCTCTCAACGCTGGCGCAAATGTGCGACAGCGTTCGCCGATCTCAACGAGTGGATCGGCACGCTGCCGATCTGATCGGAGCAACATGGCCACACAAGGCCCCAACGAGAAAGCTGTGCGCTCTACGTTGCGCCAGTTAGAGATCTCTGTTGTCGACGATGCTCGAGGTCGCCTTGCGGTGACTCTTGCGAAAGCTCTCGACGGCGACGCAGGGATGGCGACAGCTGCCATCTCGCGTGAACTACGGGCAACGCTGTCAGAACTGGAAGGTCGCGGCAATGGCGACACCGATGACGATCTCTCAAAGTTCCTTGCTGAACTGTCCGCCCCGATGGTCGACACCACGAACCGACCGCCCAACGCTCGGTGGGAAAGTCGCGCAGATCGCTGAGCTTCTCGGCACGCCTCTGATGCCATGGCAGCGACACGTTGCCGACATCGCCTACGAACTCGACGAAGACACCGGCCGACTGGCCTATCGCGAAGTTCGGCTTACCGTTCCTCGCCAGTCGGGCAAGACGACGCTGATGCTGGCGGCGATGACTCACCGCTGCATTGCGATGGGGAACCGGCAGCGAATCTTCTACACCGCACAGACCGGCAAAGACGCACGACTCAAGTGGGAAGACGAACACGTTCCCGTGCTCGAGCGTTCAGCGCTCGGCAAGCTCATCCAGGTGCGACGCACCAACGGCAGCGAAGCCATTCGCTGGAACAACGGCTCGATCTGGTCGCTGCTGGCAACCACCGAAAGCGCCGGCCACGGCGCACAGGCTGACCTCGGCGTACTCGACGAAGCGTTTAGTTATGTCGACGACCGCCTCGAGCAAGCAATGAAACCGGCAATGGTCACGCGCCCGCAGCCTCAACTGTGGATCGTCTCCACCGCCGGCACCGAAGACTCGCTCTACCTGAACGAGAAGATCGACGACGGTCGCATTCGTGCCTCGGCCGGGCAGAACTCTTCGGTCGCCTTCTTTGAATGGTCAGCACCCGAAGACGCTGAGATCAGCGACCCCGATACCTGGCGTGCGTGCATGCCGGCGCTTGGGATCACCGTGCCGATCGAAGCAATTCGGTCTGACTTTGAATCGATGCGCGAACCTGAGTTTCGGCGCGCGTATCTGAACCAACGCCAAGATCGAGCAGCTGCTGCACCGTGGCAGATCATCAGCGAAGAAGACTGGAAAGCCTGCGCCGACACCTCAAGCGCAATCGCTGACCAGCCGACCATCGCTCTCGATGTCACACCATCACGCTCGATGGCATCACTGTGCGCCGCTGGCACTCGCTCAGATGGCGCAGCCCATGTCGAAGTGATCGGCAACCGACCAGGCACCTCATGGGTGCTGGATTGGTTCGCCGCCGAAGATCGTGTGCGCACCTATCGAACCATCGTGATCGACCCGGTATCTGGTGCGAACTCGCTGGTCTCTGATCTTCGCAACCTTGGCTTGCAGATCGTCGAAGTTGGCACACGGCAGATGGTTGCTGGCTGTGGCAAGTTCTACGACCTCGCAACTCAAGGCCGCTTGCGCCACATTGACCAGGTACCGCTGAACGCTGCGGTCGCTGGATCAAAAAAACGAAACCTCGGCGATGCGTGGGCATGGCATCGACGCGACAACAGCGTCGACGTATCACCACTTGTCGCCGCAACTCTTGCACTGCAGGCGCACGTTGCGCCCGAGCTGCGTCCGCAGGGAACCCCGCAGATCGTCGACCCTTGGAGCCTGACTGATGAGTGAACTACTCACCACCATCGTTGAGCTCATCGGCGCTGCACTCATCGTGGCTGGTGTCGCGATGCTTTCAATCCCTGCCGCATTGATCGCCGCCGGCGTGCTGGCGATCTGCGCTTCATTCTTGGTGGCTAACCGATGAGTATCTTTGCAAAACGCGCGCTGACACCTGACCCAGTGCGCACCTCTGTCTGGCTGCCGACGACGAACTGGTCAGGCGAATCGATCACCGAGTCCACCGCCCTCGAGGTCACAGCCCTCATGGCGTGTGTCTCGCTGATCGCCGACTCTGTCGCATCGCTGCCAATGCGTGGCATTCGCCACGTTGGCGATCGCACCGAGCCAGTGCAGATCCCTAAGTGGATCGACAGCTCGACCGAGCACACGCAGTACGAACTCATCCACATGATCGTGACCTCGCTTGCCTTGCACGGCAACGCGTACATCTACGTCGACCGAGACGTGAACACCAACGCACCGATCATGCTGACACCGCTGCACCCCACAAACGTGCAGGTGAACATCGTCAACCGCCAGCGATACTACACGACGAACGGCATCGTCATCGATCTCAACAACATGCTGCACTTGCGCTGGTGGACACCGCCGCAATCTGCGGTAGGTCTGTCACCGATCGAGATGCAGCGCAACACCATCGGCCTTGCACTTGCTCAGGCACGCTTCGTGAATCAGTGGTACTCCGAAGGCGCGACGCCTTCGTCGGTGCTCGAGGTCGACGGCGACATGACCACAGACCAGGCGAAGGTTCTGCAGGCAACGTGGGAAACCTCACACCGCCGCAAGCGTCGCCCAGCCGTCCTCACCAACGGCATGAAGTGGAAGCCAATCACCGCCTCGGCCCAAGACATGGAACTTGCCGAGTCTCGTGAGCAGACGATCAATGACATCGCGCGCATCTTCCGAGTCCCGAACTACATGATCGGCGCACGCGGCGACTCACAGACCTACCAAAACAACGAATCCGCCGGCATGCACTTCGTCACCTACACGTTGCTGCCGTGGCTTGTGCGCATCGAGAAAGCGCTGAGCGGTCTGATGGTTGCACCTCGCGAGATCAAGTTCGACACCTCAGCGTTCCTTCGTGCCAACACCACCGAACGCATCCGCGCCTATCAGAGCGCAATCATGTCGGGCATCTTGACGCCGAACGAAGCGCGTGAGCGTGAAGGCATGGAGCCTTACGAAAACGGTGACGACTTCGTCATGGTCTTGCCCGGGGCCATCGTCGCAGGCACAAGCGAAGCGCAACCGCCTGTCGGCACCGACGCTGAGCCACCGATCAGATGATGGAGATCGCAATGACCGAAGAGCTGAACCAAGACACGGCGCAGGGGCCTGTCTCCGAGCAACTGGATGAAACCATGCCCGAACAAACCCCTGTTCGTTACACCGCCGTAGAGATCGAGAACCGCCGCATCGGCGGTCGCGATGTCGAGTTCCGCACCGTTGAGGTCGACGGCCTGCAGCTTCGAGCTGTAGAAGCCGACACCGAGATGCCGATGCGGTTCGCTGGTTACGCCGCAGTGTTCAACTCCCCATCGGAGCCGCTGCCATTCATCGAGACCATCGCCCCTGGTGCGTTTCGTCGCTCGCTGAAATCAGACAGCGAGAAGCGCATGTTCTTGAATCACAACACCGACCAGGTGTTGGCAAGCACACGCTCTGCGACGCTGTCGCTCAGCGAAGATGATCGTGGCCTGTACGTCGAAGCCGAACTGCCCGACACCACCTACGGTCGCGACCTCTCGATTCTTATGCAGCGCGGCGACGTGCACTCGATGAGCTTCGGCTTCTCGGTGCCCCGTGGCGGCGACTCATGGTCAGAAGATGGCACCTCGCGTGAACTGCGCGAGATCATCTTGCACGAAGTCTCAGTGGTGACTGGCTTCCCCGCCTACCCCGCCACAGAAGGTGCGCAAGTTCGCAGCACCGAAGAAATCGCCGAGCCAGTCGACGCAGCCGAAGACGGTCTGCCAGTCGATCTTGCTCGTCGCATGCTCGAGCTCAACGCCAAGCGCTGAGCATCGAATCTGCAGCTCGGAGCCATCGCCCGGAGCGCCCCCCATGCGCAACCACCGATTGACCACCACCTGCATCCACTAACCCAACCCAACCGCCACGGAGGCAACCATGACTGACGAACTCGTCACTCGCCTCTCGGAACAGCGCGCGCGTACATGGGAAGAAGCTAAGTCTCTTCTCGATCACGCAGCGTCCGAGAACCGTGACCTGTCCGGTGAAGAAGCCGAACAGTTCACCCGCATGAACGACGACATCGATGCACTCGATGCCCGTCGCAAGAACATCATCGACATCGAAGCACGCGAGCGTGCAATCGACGAATCACGCGCCGCTCTCGGCGTCCCGGCTGACTTCGGTGTTCGCACCGCTGCCCCTGCCGAGAAGAACGACAGCGACATCATTCGTGAAATCGCCCTTGGCGAGCGTCGTTCGTTCTCGTTCGACAAGCGTGATGTCACTAAGTCCAGCACCGGCGCACCAGTGCCGACCTCGTTCTACGATCAGCTCGTTGAGCAGCTCGTCATTCAAGGCCCGATGCTTGACGGCAACGTCGTCACCATCCTCACCACGAACAGTGGCGAGTCCCTTCAGATCCCACGCACCGCCACCTACACCGCTCCAGCAATCATCGGTGAAGGCACAGCGATCACGGAATCTGACCCGACCTTCGCAGCGTTCGTCACCCTTGGTGCGTTCAAGTACGCCGCCACGTTCCAGCTCAGCCGTGAGGTTGTCGAAGACTCAGGCATCAACCTGCTTGACTTCGTCGCCCGCCAGGCTGCAGTCGGCATGGGCACAGCGGTCAACGCTGGCCTCACCGTCGGCACTGGCACGACTCAGCCGAACGGCATCGTCAACGGAGCCGGCTCAGCCGTCACCGGTGGCACTGGCGTCGCTGGCGTTCCGACCTACGAGAACCTCGTAGACCTCGTCTACTCGGTTGCATCTCCTTACCGCCGTCGCGGCGCTTCGTTCCAAATGAACGCAAGCACCGTTGCTGCAGTTCGCAAGATCAAGGACGGCAATGGCTCCTACATCTGGCAGCCGTCGTTCATGGACAACGCTCCTGACCAGCTGCTCGGCTACGCCGTTCTGGAAAACCCAGACGTCGTTGCTACAGGAACTGGCGCAAAGTCGGTCATCTTCGGCGACATGGCATCGGCGTACTACGTCCGCCAGGTCCGTGGCATCGACTTCGCACGCGATGACAGCGTCGGCTTCGTCAATGACCTCATCACCTTCCGCGTCACCTGGCGTGGAGACGGCGCGGTCGTCGATTCCAACGCAGTGAAGTTTTACAAGGGTGGCGCGTCCTGATCGGACGCTAACCCCTAAACGGGCTTTGTCTGGTTGGTGGTGGTTCGTTGCCCGTGCGAGCCACCACCGGCCAACCAGACAGCACACACGGCAATCGGGCGAGGAGCATCATGGGCAAGAGACGGAGCAATTCACATGTGGGTGGTAATCCGCAACACAGAGGTCGAGTTACCTCCGTACCTGGCGCAGTACCTGGTCGAAGCGTCAGTGGCGACACCCGTGCAGGAATCTGCTGGCACTCAAACTTCGCAGGAGCAGGCACCGGCTACGGCGTCCAAACCGCGCAAGTCGCGCGCCAAATCAAAGCCACCGGCCGACCAATCACCCTCTCCAACAACTACGGCACCCAGGGCTTCATCACCGAATGGGAAGGCATCGAAGTCCTCCCGACCGGCTTCCACCCCTACTCGGCAGACGTCCTCGACGCCCACCTCAAATACTCCCAAGAACAAACCGGTCGACCCAGCGCTCTAGTCACACTCTTCGACACTTGGGTCTTCAAAGGCGCCAAGCTCGACGACATCAAAGTCATCGCCTCATGGGTGCCAATCGATCACACGCCCGCACCGCCAGACGTTCTCGAATGGTGTCGGCGAGACAATGTGCTGCCGATCGCTATGGCGCAGTTCGGCGCACGAATGCTCGAGGCTGCCGGCGTCGACCATCGCTACATTCCACACGGCGTCGACACTCACACGTTCCGACCAGGCGCAACCGTTGACGGTGCGACAGGTCGCCAACTTCTCAAGATCCCCGACGACGCATTCGTGGTCGGGATCGTCGCTGCCAATAAGGGCATCGCGCCGATGCGCAAAGCATGGGGCGAGAACCTGCTGGCGCTCGGCCAGTTCATGGCAAAGCATGACGACGTCTACGTCTACATGCACACCGAGAAACGCGGCGCACAAGGCGGCGTGGATCTCGTCCAACTCGCAGGCGCTTGCGGTATCCCTGAGAACCGCATCGTCTGGACAGATCAGTGGGCCTACTACGCAGGACTGCCGCCATTCGTGCTAGCAGGTCTGATGGGCGCGATGGATGTCAACCTTGCTGCCTCTCGTGGTGAAGGGTTCGGCGTTCCAGTCATTGAAGCCGCCGCTTGTGGCGTGCCTTCGATCGTGTCCAACTTCACCGCTCAGCCTGAGCTTGTCGAAGATCACGGCTACCTCGTCTCCGTGCAGCCCTACTGGGACGCACTGCAGACCTCATGGTTCGCCACACCGCTGGTGCATTCAGTGCTTGAGGAACTTGAGCACGCCTACGACACCGCCCGAGACGCAGACCGAAAGGCTGCTGCTCGAGCACACGCTGAGACCTACGACAACAAGCTCGTCTTCGACAAATACTGGCTGCCAGTGCTCGCCGAAATCGACGAACTGATGGCGAAGTGATCGCCTGGGACCGGCTCGGCAAAAGGCACGAAGCATTCGCCACCATCGCCGAGCTGCTGGGCGAAGGCTGTCGCATCGTTGAGACCGGCACCGTCAGAGACCTAGGTAACTGGGAAGGCGACGGCCAGTCCACGATCGTCTGGGACCAACTCGCCACCGACCTCGGCGGCACCGTCACAACGATCGACATCAACCCACTCGGTGCCGAACTTGTCGCCGAACTCGGACTGCAAGCAACGACCGCAATCGTCGGCGACTCACTCGACGTGATCCCAACACTCACCGGCCATTGCGACTTTCTCTACCTCGACTCTTTCGACGTCGACTTCGAGAACCCGCAGCCAGCCGCCGCTCATCACCTCAGCGAACTCATGGCAGCTCTCAACCTGCTGGCCCCTGGCTCACTCGTCGCAGTCGACGACAACGAAGACGACCAGGGCAAAGGCTCAGAGGTTGCGTGGTTCCTTGCCGAGCATGGCGCTAACGAAATCGTCCGCGGCTATGTCCGCGTCTGGAGAATCTAATGGCCATCACCAACGGCTACTGCACCCTCGCTGAGCTCAAGAGCGTGATGCGCATCAATGACACCGTCGACGACACCATGCTCGAGGCACGCATCACCGAAGCCTCGCGAGTCATCGACCAACACTGCGACCGTCGCTTCTATGCCGACGCCAACGCAACCGCTCGGCTCTACGTTCCACCGGTTAGCGATCTCGTCATGGTCGACGACATCTCAACCACCACTGGCCTGGTCATCAAGACCGACTCGGCTGGTGACGGCACCTACGCCACAACGCTCACCGCTTCTCAGTATCAGCTCGAGCCAGTGAACTCACTGGCCAAGGGCTCACCGATCACGATGATTCGCCCGGTGAACCTCTCGTTCCTCACCACTGCCGCCCCTGCCTACCTGCAGGTCACCGCCAAGTGGGGATGGCCATCAGTACCTTCGCCAGTTACCTCGGCGTGCATCCTCCTGGCTGGTCGACTCGTCAAGCGTGGCGACTCGCTTCTCGGCGTCGCCGGCTTCGGCGATCTCGGAGCCATCACCGTGCGCGCCATCGACCCCGATGTCGAGCGCATGTTGCGCCCCTATCGCAATCCGGTCGTCGCCTAATGGCTGGCACCGCCTCTTCAATTCAAACTGCACTCGGCGTTCGACTCGCAACCATCTCAGGGCTGCGAGTCGCCGATCATCTGCCCGAACAAGTGAACCCGCCGATGGCAGTCATCCAGATGCAGTCGGTGACCTATCACCGCGCGATGGCTGGCGGCCTTTCCGAATGGGAGTTCACCATCAGCCTCGTCGCCGGTCGCATGGGTGATCGAGTAGCTCAGCGCTACCTCGACGGCTGGATGAGTTACGCCGGCACGCAATCAGTGCGCGCTGCAATCGAAGCCGACAAGACACTTGCCGGCAACTGCTCAACGCTCAAGGTCGGCGACATGATCGCCGTCCGACCTCTTTCGCTTGGTGATGCCTCGTATCTCACCTGCGAGTTCAACGTCACCGTCCACGCATAGGAGTCCCCGTGAACACCTACAAGATCGTCGGCCCACTCAACGTGGTGGGCCACGAACCCGGCGAGATCGTCAGCGATGACGACCTCGAGGGTTGCGACATCGAGCACCTCATCGGTGCTGGTCATCTCGCAAGCACCAAGTCCAAGACCACCAAGGTCGAATCAGCAACATCTACCCAGGAGGACTAAGCCGTCATGGCCATCGTCATCACTAATGCCAACGTCTCCATCGGCGGCGTGGACCTCTCAAGCCACATCACCAAGGTGACACTCTCAACAACGCGCGCCGAAATTGAAACCACGACATTCGGCAACACCGCCGTGCGTCGCGTTGCCGGTCTCGCTGACTCGTCAGTAGCGATCGACTTCAACCAAGACTTCGCAGCTGCGTCAGTCGAAACCACGCTTTACCCGCTGATCGGCTCCACCGCCGCTGTCATCGTTAAGCCCAACGGCACCGCCACCGGCACAGCGAACCCGTCGTACACCTTCTCGGCGCTCGTCACCGAATGGATGCCACTCGATGCGCAGGTCGGCGAACTCGCCGCTGCCTCAATCACTTGGCCAATCGACGGCACCATCGCCAAGGCGACGGCCTAGTCATGGCTGCTCTCATGCGTCTACGGGTTGTCCCTGCACAGGGCGAGCCGTATGAGATCCCCGTTACCCCCAAGGTCATCGTCGCTGCCGAGCGTCAGTTCGCTAAGCCGATGACCCAACTGTTCGGCCAGGACGCCTCCTACGAAGCGCTCTGCTGGGCAGCCTGGAAGGGCTCGCACGTTTCCGGTCTTGTCGTGAAACCATTCGACGAATGGCTCGACGACATTGACTCGATCGAAGCCGGCGACGAGCCGCGCGTCCCTTTAGAGAAAGCATGACGATGCTGGTGGCGCAGGTCTCTGTTGCCACCAGCATCGCACCCAACGATCTGCTCGACACTCCACCGGACGTGTTCTGGGCGATCGTTGCGGTACTGAAAGAACAATCTCGGAAGGGGTAGAAATGCCAAGGAGCCCGCGTGCTCTCACACCGACGGCACCTACCGCCATTGACATGCAAGGTTTCGACCTGACCTTGTCTCTTTACAACTACGACAAGTTCAAGAACGAGCTCAAAGAGTTCGATCCGAAACTTCGTAGAGCAATGGATAAAGAGATCCGCAACGTGTTGCAGCCAATCGCTAACAGGGCGCGAGGTCTTGTTCCCGATCAGCCACTGTCTGGCTGGCGCTACGGCGACGAACGCTACGCACCCTCGCGCCTGCCGTATTGGAATCCGTCCACTGCTCGTAAAGGCATCGTCGTCAAGCAAGGTGGACGACGCAAGACCGGCTCGGCTGAGCAGGCAGCGTGGCGCATCTCCAACCTTGACGGTGCGGCCGCAGCGTTTGAGCTTGCCGGTCGAAAGAAAGCAACCAACGTGCTCGGCGATTCATTGCTGGCAGCCGGTCTCGGCAAACCTCGACGCCTTCTCTGGCGGGCTTGGTACGAGTCGAAGGGCTGGCAGACAGCAAACAAAAACATCAGGCAGATTGTTCAGCTTTACGAACAACAACTGCAAAGCAGTTTTGATTCAAACAGTCTTGAACCCTAGGAGTGCGACATGTCGGTGTTTATTGATGTCGTCTCAAAGTTCAATGACGCAGGAATCACCAAAGCCCGTAAAGAGCTAGACAATCTTGCCGGCTCAACTTCATCGACTTCTCAGAAAATCATGAAGGGCGCAACGGCCGCCAGTCTCGGCATTCTTGCTGGCGCCTCCGCCGTGGCTGTCGGACTCTTTGAAGTCGGCTCACAATTCGACGACGCCTTCGACAACATTCGCATCGGCACCGGCGCAACCGGCCCAGCACTTGAAGCATTGCAAGCCGACATGAAAGCGGTCGCTGGCGCAGTGCCTGCATCGTTCGGCGATGCTGGCAAAGCCATCACCGTCTTCTCACAGAAGCTCGGCCTCACCGGCGCACCATTGCAGACACTCTCTAGCCAGGTGCTCGAGCTGTCACGCATGACCGGCACCGATCTCGGCGGCAACCTCACAGCAGTGACCGACGTGTTCAATAACTTCGGCGTCGGTGCTGGTGAACAATCGGGCAAACTCGATCTCTTGTTCCGTGCATCGCAAGCCTCTGGCGTGTCGGTTGCGGAACTTGCCGGCACCATGAGTGGAGCCGGCGTTGTTCTGCGTGAAGTTGGTCTCTCCTTCGACCAGTCCGCAGGCTTCCTCGCCACACTCGCCAAGGCTGGCGTGGACGCTGGCGACGTGATGCCGGCGCTGTCGAAGTCCCTGGCTACTGCAGCCAAGCAAGGCAAAGACGCCTCGACCGTCTTCAGCGAAACCTTCAACGCAATCAAGGGCGCACCTAGCGACGTTGCTGGCGCAGGCATTGCGCTCGACGTGTTCGGCGCAAAGGCTGGCCCGAAACTTGCAGCCCTCATTCGTGAAGGCAAGCTCTCGTATGAAGACATGACCGCAGCCATCGCAGGCGGCGGCGAAACCATCCTCGGCGCAAGTGCAGACACTCAAGACTTCGCCGAGAAACTGACCATGCTGAAGAACCGTGTCTTCTTGGCCATCGAACCAATCGCCACCAAGGTCTTCAATAAGATCGGCGAGGTCATGGACACTCTCGGCCCGAAGGTCGACGAGCTCACCAAGTTCATGGAAGAACACAAAGACATGATGGTGGTCGTCGCCGGCGTGCTCGGCGGCATCATGATCGTCGTGCTCACCGCCTACACGGTCTCAATGCTCGCTGCTATCGCTGCGACTGTTGCTGCAGCTGCGCCATTCATCGCCATCGGCGTCGCTATTGCAGCGATGGTTGCTGCGGCACTCTATCTCTGGCGCAACTGGGACCAGGTCTGGCAGTGGGTTATGGATCACAAAGCCTACGCAGCGATCATCGCAATCCTCGGCAGCGTCATCATTGTGCCGATCGTCCTGCTTATCGCTACGATCAAGTGGCTGCAGGCCAACTGGGAAAACGTCTGGTCAAAGATCCAAGCCGTCACCGATGTCGCTGTGGCAGTCACAGTCACCTACTTCACGGCGCTTATCGAGTACGTGAAGTTCATGTGGAACATCTTCCAGATCCTGTCCGATGTCGTGCAGAACGTGTTCTCGGCGATCGTCAGAATCATCAGTGGCGCTTGGTCAGCCATTAGCACTATTTTCGGCTACATCACAGGCGCTGTTCAAACAGCCATTGACTTCTTCTTAAACATTCCCAACATCATTGGCGGCATCGGCGCTGGCATTGCCAACGCAATCGGCAATGGATTCAAGGCCGCTTGGAACTCAATTGCTGGCCTCATCAACCGAGCCATCCCCGACAGCATCGGCTTCGGCTGGGGACCAGAGATTGACCTGCCCGACAACCCAGTCCCGACCTTCGCCAAGGGTGGCTTCTTCAACGCCGGCATAAACGGCGGCTCGGGCCTCGCAGTTCTGCACGATAACGAAATGATCCTGAACGCGCAGCAGCAAAAGGCACTGTTCAGTGGCAACGGTTTCGGCGGTGGTCCTGCAATCAACGTCACGATCAACACCGTCGCAGGAGATCCCGACGCCATCGAGCGCGTCGTGATCGACGCCATCGCGCGCGCTAGTCGTCGAGGCGCAACGGTACTTGTGCCATGAGCCTCGCCAACATGCCAACGCTCGAGGTGCTCTTCGCTCCTTCGGTCGTCGGGGCGAACACTGGCACCCGCCTCGTGCTCGATGTCACGAACCCTGGTCTAAATACTGGCACGCTCGGCGACGGTGCGTTCTTCTACGACATCTCCACCAGCGTCAGAACGATCAACACCAACCGGGGCCGGCGTCGAGCTCTTGAACGCTTCGGCACCGGCACGGCCACGATCACGCTGGACAATCGCGACCGATCATTCGACCCAACCAACACAGCGAGCCCGTACTACAACGCCACCGTCGGCGTCACTGGCGTGGTGCCATCGATCCCTGTCGTGATTCGTGCGACGTGGAACGGCGTCACCTATCCCATCTTTCGTGGCTTCATTGACTCGTGGACATTCAACTATTCAGACGCCGGCATCGGCGATGCCACCGCCACGATCTCTTGCTCTGATGCGTTCAAGCCACTCTCAAACATCATCGGCGGTCTGCCGTCCTCAGCCAGTATCTCGTCGAGTGGCACTGCCAGTTTCGACATTGCAATCTCGACACCTTCAGATGGTGGCGGCTTGGGCGTCTCTTCGATTGACGTCACGGGATCGGGAAGCACTGGCGACATCAACGTTTCGGGCGGCGTATCAACCACACCGATCATCGGAACCGGCACCGATCTGCCAGGTCTGCGCATCGAAACCATTCTTGACGCGATCGCTTGGCCCGACAATCTGCGCGACATCGACGAGGGCACCACATACCTCGCACCGCAGGACGCCACAAAGACGCCGCTGGACATGCTGCAAGAAGCAGCAGCTGCAGACTCTGGCGTCATCTACATCGACGACGATGGCACTGTCATCTTCGCCGACCGTGACGCCATCATCTCCGACGAGCGCTCAATCACAGTGCAGTCGACGTATGACACTACCGATGCTGCTGGTAAGAAGTTCGTCGATACCTCAATCGTGTATGACGAACTTCTTACCAGCAGCATCGGT